GATTCTATAGACAATCTAACACGGCGACAAATCACGTCTAGGGTGATCTTTCGCGAACGAAAGAAAAACAGTCGCGGAACCGGTGGAAAACGGGCGTCGATTTCCCGTTTTGCCCGATGGGAAATTTCCCATGCCCAAGTGGGAAGTTGATGGGAAATTTCCCACCCCGATTTCCCACCTCCTAGAAACAAGAAAACCGCTTGGTTAAGCGGTTTCCGTGGGAGTGGAGGGCTGATTTATGTGGGAAATTGAAAAATCGTGATGTCTCTCAAACAAGCCGGTCTGAGCAAGGACCCTATTTCCATCGTTAGGGGCAAGTAGACTTCCTAATAGCCCCCTGTCGCTTGATCCACTCGGGCAGGTCTATCTCTGTTATCATGTCAACCTCCATGCGCGAGAGAGCTTGTTCAAGCATCGTTGGAACGAATATGTCGTCAGGAATAATCACAACCACGGGTTTTGTTTGAAGGCACTTGTAAAGCCAGCACTGGCCGAGGCAGGTCTTTACCTGCATGTGTGTCAAATCGACCTTGCACTCGATAATGTGACCCAACGCCTCGAAGTCGGCTCTGTATCGTGTCCTCATAAACGATGGCTCATGAACGTATTCGACGCCATTCAGATCGAAACGATTAGCTACGCGTTCTACAAATTGCGATTCCAACGGATAGGCTCTACTGACCTTGAGCAATCGTGCGTGCTTCACGCGTTCAGAATCGACCGTAGCATTTATTGCCTGGCGCAATTTCCGATAGGCGGGGCGATCCTTCAGGTAGTTCCATATCGTTTTCGTGGGCCACCCCTCCCAACGACATGTGGTCTCAACCCCAATCCCTCGGCGTAGATTCCACAAGCAAAGAGCCATCCGATGCCGCCACGTCCGTTCATCCGACAACAACTGTTCCTGACGCTGCACCGTCTTCGCACGTTGTTCATTTACTCGTTCGGGCCCTTGATACACTCCGGCCTCCCTGAGTATACGTTCAACTGTCGTTTTGCTGGGGCTCCCGTTAAACCACTTCGAGATGGCCTTAATCCCAAGCCGTTTCCCTGTATACAAGTCGACGACCTCCTGCTTGGTCTTCTCCGTGATTCGTCCGTGTTGCACGGCCAAAGCGGGGTGTCAAATCCCGACCACGAACCACGTCTCGGAGTTGTCCTTCACACATTGAGTCGTCTCCAGTTGCGTCCGCTCGATTCGTGGCGCCACGAGTCGACGGGACTCAACCGCGTGCTACTGGATATCGATCACCGCCTCCTTGTCGTCACGGGCGTCCTTGAGTTTCTCCAGCAACGCCTCGACCTCGCGCAGGTCGGCGAGCACGGCGTCGAGCTGCTCGCGGGTGGCGTTCTCGACCCAGCCAGACTCCTCGAATTTACGCCACCAACGCAAAAGGCCGTTCACCCACGGGATGTGATTGTCGATACCGCGCGTAACCTCCGGCGTCTGCATCTCGGACTTTGTCGCCACGTGGCCGAGCTGGATCGACTTACGCAGGCGGCGCGTCGAGAGGCCCTGCTTGTCCGCCTTCTCCAGCCATTCGCCGCGCTCGTCCTCGCTCTTGAGGCTCGCCACGGCCTTGTGATGCTCGAAGGTCAACTGCGGGCGGCGTTCGGCATAGGGCACGCTGCGGGCGACGTATGCCGCGTCCATCAGCGTGCGCAGCTCAAGGCCGGTTTCCTGCATGGCCTCCATGTAGCGCGCAGCCTGTTCGCCTGGCATCTTCTCGAAGCGTTCGCCGCCGTTCCAGCGGGCTTCGCCGTAAACCAGCCAGTCGCCAACGAGGAAGAGCGAGGTGCGTGCCACGCGGCCCACCTTGCGGCCCACGTCGCGCCATTCCTCGAAGGAGAGGTCGCCGTCGAAACAGAGGCCGGTTTCAGTCGCGCGAACGGTCGCGCTGTCGATGGTCAAAGCGTTCTCGAAGCTCATAGTGTTTGGTTTGTGCGGTTCGATACGTGGCGCGCGCTGTCAACGAGCGCATGGCGCGGCTCGGCAGCATGTCGAGCTGCTCGGTGAGTTGAATGCAGCGTTTCGACACGGCGGCGCGGGTCACGCCGTGACGCTTCGCAATGGCGGTCATCGAGTCGCCCATGAAGCCGACGCCGCTCACCAAGGCCAGGCACTCCAGCGAAAGCTGGGCGTTCGGCGTAGATAGGAGTTCGCCAAGGAGCCGCCGCAACACCTCCCAGACGCGGTCGTAGTCCGGCGCGGCCTGCTTGGGGTTCACCATGGTGAGCGCAGGGTCCGCCGCGTCGTCGTTGTCGTCGCAGTCGATCGCCACGCCATCATCGCCAACTAGGGGTAGCTCCGACACGTCGCAGGGCTTGCCGGTTTCGTAGCGATCAGGCTCGGCGGTGAGCAGGCCCTGCTTGCGTAGCTTGCGCCGCTCGCGAGGTCCGAGCTTGGCGACCCAGTCGGCGTAGGCGCGGCTGTAATCCGCGTTGCGCGCTCGCTGGCGTTCAGAGTAGTCGCCGCCACTCATCGCCGCACCTCGCTTTCGTCATCGTTCGCGTCAGTGTCAATATTGACAGCCAGTGTCATTTTGGGGTTAGGGGTATGCCCAGTGTCACAATATCCCAATACTCCCCCCTCTCCGAGGGGGAGTATTGGGTTTTGACACTGGCACTGGTGAGAAGAGATCGAGTTTTGACACTGAGTTTTGACACTGGATATTTTCGGCTCGTCTTGATACCGATAGCCTCGCCATGTTTTCGTGTCGGGATTGAACACGATCGCGCCTGACTTTGTGATCTGCGAGAACAGGTTCGCCATGAAGCCAGGATGGCTCATGATGTAGTCGACGACCTCGGAGTCCTCCCATCGGAACTCGCAGTCTGCGTCGCGGAGGGGGTAGTGATCGAGCGGCGGCATATCGCCGAAATAACGTCGTAGGGTTTCAGCTTTCATTGTTGGTCTTTCCTTTCAAATGTTCGCGCCAGCGGCGGCGCACGGTGGAGATCGAGATTTCGTATTTCACGGACAGTTCGGATTCCTGTTCGCGGCTCAGTTTCGTGATCGAGTCGAACTCGGGAATAGGCTCGGGACGCGCCTTGGGCCGCCCTCCGCCCTTCTTCCCAATGGTGTAGACGCCGCCGCTTGGCTTCTCCTTCTCTGGCGGCGTCGGGTCGGTGCATTGCTGCCAGCAGATGCCCGTGTCGCCGTGGCGCACGTAGATGCCCTCGGTGGGGTTGCCGAGCATGTCGGCCATGCCCGCACGGCGACGGCGCTTGCAGAGTTCGAAGCGGAAGGTGAGCGGCATCCCGTCGGGCGTCTTGACGCGGGTAAGGACGGCCACCTCACGCGCCCAGTTCGTGAGCGCGGAGGAGCCAAGGCCGCTGTAGGCCATGTCGGAGCCCGTCCAGTGGCTCTTCGCTCGCGGGTCGGCGGTCGGTTTGCCCGTGTGGTGCATCCAGCACCAGATGATGCCCGTGCGCTCTGAGATGGGGTTCAGGAGCCGCCCGCAGAACTCGCTCACGACCTTCTGCTGGCTCGCGTCGTCGCCGATGTAGTTGAGGAGCGGGTCGCCCCAGACTAGGTCCGGCTTGTGGCGCTGGATGAGGACTTCCGCCGTCTTCGCAAAGTCTGCGCCGCAGTGGATCGTATCGCGGTAGAAGATGAGATTATCCTCCAGCGCGGCGATTTGCTCTTCTGTCAGGCCCATGCCCTCGCGCACGCCCTGAAACATCTCCGCGAGGTCGCCAATGTCGTTCTCGGCCTGAATGAAGAGGCTGCGGAGCGGCTTGGCTGGCCGGATGTTGAAGACCGGCAGGCCCAGCGCCCACATGACCGCGAGCTGCATCGAAAACGACGACTTGCCGACTCCCGACTGGCCGACGACGACAAGGCTGCCGCCGCGACAAAGCCAGCGGTTGCCAAGGACCGTGTTCGGATCGTTCGCCGTGTCGAACTTGCCAAGCTCCGACACGCGCAGCGGCGCAGCAAGGCCAAGGCCGTCGCCCACGCTCTCCCACTCCGCAAACGAAGCCGGGCCGAGGTTGAGAGCAAGGAGCTTCTGCACCGCCTCGCCGCGCAAGCCGCCGGGACAACGCGAGAAGCGCGACGGGTTCTTGTTCTGGCCGTCGATCGGAAAGGACTCTGGGAGCGATTTCCAGACGCGTTCGCGCCTCGCGTGGAACTCCTCCTTGTTCGCGGCATCGACCCGCACCCAGGCATGTATCGACGAGCCGCCGGAGTCGATAAGCGCGGCGATCGGCAGGCCCGAAGCCCGCAGGATCTTCTCCTGCTCGTCCTTGGGGAGTTTGTCGCTCTCGATCAGGGCATGGCGGTAGCGCGTCACATCCTTGTCGCCTCCGTGCGCCTTCGGCGTCACCGGGTTGATGCGGATGTAGAGGCCGCTCTTGCCCGAGAAGAGGCGTGCAACGCCGCCCTTGGCCTGCACCTTCGCGATCCATTCGTCGCGGGTATAGACGTTGACGCCGCCGTGCTCCGGCACCGCCCGCGTCTCGCCATCGGGCGTCATGCCGGGGGCGATCGAAACGATGTCCGTCGGCTCGAAGCAGGTCTTAAGCAGCGCCTCGAAGGGGTCGCCGTAGTCCTCGACGCGTGGCCGTGGGGCGAACGCCGCCGCGCCCGGATTGGCACGCCACTCGGCCTTGCCAAGCTCGGAGCGCAGGCGGCGGTTCGCATCCGCCACAGCCTCCCTGCAACTGTCGTGAAAGCAGTAGAGAGTCGGCGCGTAGCCGTCGTCCGCATCGAGAGTCACGCGGCAGTCGCGGTCCTTCGTCGGCGAGGTGTGCAGATGCGCGCCGGGGCAGGCACAGAAGCCCGTCTCAGCATCCTGCCACTCGACCGGCCCCAGCACGGACTCCGCGATCTTGCGGAAGTCCGGCGCGTCCGGAATGCCCTTGGATTTGTAACGGATCATTCAGCCCTCCCCAGCGTTTCGGCGATCCATGCCTGCGCTTCCTCGAAGCTCGCAAGGTCGGGCTTCGGGTGCCCGTGCGAGCGCAGGAAGTTCAGCTGGCGCGGCGTCGCAAGGCCGTGTTCACGGCGCGTGAAGAGCAGGTCGAGCACGCGCGAGGCGTGGCCCCGGCAGGTGATGCAGTCAGTGTCAAAACCCGCCTTCTCCAGTGCCTGCAACTGGCGCTCGCTCGGCGCCTTGCCCTCCCACGAGAGTTCCGGCACGTAGTCCGCCACCTCGACGGCGTGCAGACTCAAGCAGAACTCCACTGCGTCGATCGTGCGCGGCTTGCGTCGGGCACGCTTCTTGAGCACCTCGGCAAGGCGAGACTCGCGCTCCTCCACGACATCCTCCTCGACGTCGAGTAGGTCCACTTCATCGCCGCCACCCGCCGCGAGCTTGTCCGTCAGTGCCGCCGCATCCTCGTCGCTATGCGCGATGAGCCGGGCGGGCTTGATGAGCGAATGGTCGTCGGTAAGGTAGAGCGGATCTAGGAGAAGCAGGTTCTCCTTGCCTTCCGCCATGCGCGTGCCTCGCCCCACCATCTGCTGGAAGAGCGAGAGGCTCTTTGTCGGGCGGAGGATAAAGACGCAGTCCGTCGCCGGGTGATCCCATCCGGTCGTGAGGAGCGAGGCGTTCGAGATTATGTCGTATTCGCCGCGTTCGTAGGCGCGCAGCCCCTCGCGGTTGTTGCCGTCGACATGGATGGCGCGAAGCCCCTCCTCGCGGCATGCGGCCACGAACGCCTCACTCGTCGCGATAAGCGGCAGGAAGGCCACGGTCTTCCGCCCGGCGGCGTGCTGGCGCAGGAGCTTTGCCGCCTCGCGCAGATGAGGCGCAATGGCGTCGCCAAGGTCCGCGTCGCTGAAGTCGCCCGCCGTCGTGCGGACGCGGCTTAAGTCGACCGGCAGGGGCACGCTCTTGATGACGATGCGGGCGAGCCAGCCTTCCTTGATGAGCCGGGCAAGGCCGATCTCCACGGCGATCTTCTCGTAGAAGCTGCCGAGCTGGCGCCGGTCGGAGCGGAAGGGCGTCGCCGTCACGCCAAGGATCTTCGCGCCGCCAAAGCGCAGAAGCACCTTCGCCGCCATTGCGCCGAGCGTGTTGCGATGCGCCTCATCGACAATCACAAGGTCGAAGTAGTTTTGGGGCCACTTTTCGAGGCGGCGGCAGATGCTTTGCGTCGTCGCGATGACCACGCGTTCGCCTGGGCGGGCGCTCTGTTCCGCCATTTCCACGGCAGCGAACTCGCCGGTATAGCGGTGGTATTTGTCGGCGTTCTGATGGACGAGCTCCTGAGCGTCGGCTAGGAACAGGCACTTGCCGTCCCATCCGCGCATGAGTTCCGAGGCGAGGATGGTCTTCCCCGCCCCGGTGGCCGCGACGCCCAGAAGCCGGTTGTGGCTCTGGAAGTCGCGGCGCACGGCGAGGAGGAACTCCTCCTGATAGGGGCGAAGGTTAAAATGGCTCATCGCCATCCTCCTTCTTCGCGGCGGGAACGACGGGCTTCGAGGCAGGCGATTTGCCCGTCGGGCGCTTGGCGAGCCACATGTCCACCTTGTTGTTACGCTTGCCCTGATAGTCCTCGATGCGCAGGCGGGCGTAGCCCTGACGGCCTTCGAGGTTCGCGGCGAGTAGCTCGACCTCCTCGCCTTGGGAGACTCTTTCGCCGATCGCCTTGCGGAAAGAGTCGATCTTCCAGTAGCTCGATTCGGACGCCACGAGGTAGTCGAAGAGTCGCACCCCGTGGCCCTCGACTTCGAGCTTGAGCTTTATCATTTCCGTGCCGTTCTGGGACACGGTCTCGGCGGCCTCCAGCACGGTGAGGAGGTAGTCTCCGGCGGGGACGAAGCGGGGCAGGTTCTCGGCGTTATTGGATACGTATCTCATGTTAGGCGGTCTCCTTGTCGGTGAGTTTCTTCGTGAGGAAGCCGATGGTCCGGGCGGCCTGATCCATCGTTAGGGTTTGCCAGCTTTCGACGCCTTCGAGGTCGTCGGCCTCCAGCCAGCGGAAGAGCTTCGTCAGCTCAGCAGGCCCGTAGTTGAGCTTGGTCCAAAGGCTCTGGATGTTCTCGATCTGCGTCGGCGTGCAGGGCCTTGGCGGCTCGGCGGGAACTGCGGGCGCAGCGGGCTTCGGGGCGGGTGCCGCCGCCGTCGGGGCAACTGTCAACGATTGCTTTACAGTTGCCGGGAACACTGCCTCCAGCGCGGCGAAGTCCATCGGAAGCACGTCCGCTAGACCGTGGCGGTTCTTGGCGTCGTAGGCGGCGCAGTGGGTCGTGTAGATGCGGCGTTCCTTGCCGCCGATGGCACGCTTCTTCCCCTCGCCTTCCGTGACTTTCGTGAAGTAGTTGACGAAGAGGAGCAGGTCGCACCATTCCTTGAGGAGCGGGGCGCACTGCTTGGATAGCTTCAGCTCGTAACGATCGTAGGCTCCGGCGGCATCGGGCTGCTCGAACTTGCGGATCGTCGAATGCGCGACCATCACGACGTGCATCCCGCGTTTGCGGAGGGCTTCCAGCGATCCGAGGAAGCGCGAAAACTCTTCGGCTAGGATCGTGTAACCCTTGCCGTAGGAGAAGTCCTCGATGCTGTCCTTGTTGGCGCGACGGCAGAGGTATTCGGCAAGGAGCCGTTCAAGCCAGTCCACGGTGTCAATGACGAGCGTGCGCCGGTCGTGTTCGCGGGTGGCGAGCTGCGTAATCGTGTCCGCGACGTGCTCCCAGTATTCGGGGCGCGGAA